ATCAACATATTTACCGATCTGAGAGTATTCTTGAAAATTTTTACGTTGTGTTGATGCTTCATCTAGACTCTTCTGCATACTTAGCTGAGTCTGTTGGTAAGCGAGGTCCGCATTGCGCTGCCTCTTAATGCTCTCTTGATACTTAACCTGCTTATCTATTAAGGGCATCAACTCGTTCTGAGCAAACGAAGCATACTGTTTAAAACCTGCTTGATCAGTTACGGGAGAAGGGGGTGTGTAAGACCCCCCAAAGAATGTCCCCGCAATATCAGCGAAATCAGATCTGTCTATTTCCTGTGCCATACTAAGCTCTTCTAGATTTGAGGTCTTGTAACATTATCTGTAATGGGGCGAGCCGTGTATACTGGTAAGTAGAAGTCCCCCCTGACATCCCTAAAAGTTTGTCATCGTCTTGGTAAGCTAAGGCCCCTGTTTTTTTCTTATCTTCAGTTTTTCTACCGCCACCCAAAGGAGCGGAGGCTCCTACCCCACCTTTAGCGGTGGTTCCGAGACGGAGTCCGTTTGTAAGACCTTTACCGTCGCTGGTTCCGAGAGTCGGTTCTTTCGCTCCTGCCTCACCTTTAACGCCTGCTCCGCCTACATCGCCCCCAACACCAGCGGCTTGTTGCCCCATTTCTAAGGCGCCTTGTAACACGTCCCTCTTCTGCATGCCTCTCTCCATTTCTTGTTTTCTAGAAAGAGGTGAACTAATAGAAGGTTGGCCCGCCCTTATCATAGCGGCCTTGGCCATTAGTGCGTTCCTGACGGCAGGGGGAGTCCCTGATTTATTAGCCTCTCTTTCGTAGTTGTTGGCTTCTCTTCTGGCGCTACCTTCACTAGGTTGAGGAAGGAGTCTTAAGGAGGAAGTGCTTTTGCCTGTCCTAGCCTGATCGGCGAAGGCATCTTTAAACATAGGGTCTTGACGAGCTACAAACGCCTTCATGTCTTGGCCAGTCTGCTCGAAGTAAGAAACCCTCTCAGTCGCTTGATCACGGGTCTCGGCTTTGGGTAGTGCCGAGAACCCTCTCTCATCCTTATCGGGTAAGTAATCAAAAAAGTTTTGGGCGGGTGCCGCTACGGCTGCGGCTGCTGGAGGTGCGGCTGCTGGAGGTGCGGCTGCTGGAGGTGCGGCTGCTTTATTGTTCTCAACGCCAGCATTAAAATAAGACTCATCGAAAGGGTAAGGTTCATTACCTGATGCACCGGCCCCACCGGAGCTACCTGCATTATTTATTGCTTGGAAGAGTGATGAGGTAGCGGCATATGCCTTACCTGCTGCACCTGCTGCACCTGCTGCCCCTGTAGGACCCGACATCCCCCCAGTAGGTGGAACCCCATAGTTGGATGGCTTAGGCTCAAGGTCCCTGCCTAGATATATACCTTCACCCCTATCCTCTATCCCATTATCATTTGCGTCTCTAAACTCAAGGGTCCGCATTCCACTTACCATATAACCTTCAGGTATGTTATCTTTAGTAAAGGACTCTTTAGGGTTGAGTCTAGCGTCCTTTAAAAGGGCGGCTTTACTTTGTGTAGAATCGGGCATCCCGTTTTCGTCTACGGGGGCGGTGTCTAAATCTTCTTCGTCGTCTCTATATCTAGCCATGGTTACCAAAGGTGTTTGCAAGCCCAGTGGCGAGCGGTGGTTTTATCTTTTGCGGTTTTGCAGTTATGGCGAGCGCGGAAATTCGCACGACGCTTAGGGTTCTTATGTTTGGTGAAATCACTGTAGTCGCGGTGGCCATAAGAAACTTTTTTAATTTTGTCTCCTTCTTTACCTAAAACGACGAACTTCTTTTTAGATCCTTTCGGCGCTCTCTTAGGCTTGTTGAAACCAGCGAAGGTTTCGCCGTGATACTGTATACGACCTGAGGGGAGACGTTTAAAGCGGGAGTTTGCCACGACGGGTGACAATACCTTTTTAATTATATAATGTCAACGCTGTGGAATTTACTTATAACCGTAAATAAAAGTCCGCGTATAGCCTTTGGTGCTGTTATTACTAATTACAGCACCAAAGGGTTTAAAGAAAAGTTTTTATATATGTAGGGGGCTAATTACAGCACCAAAGACTAACTCAATAGAGTTGTATTTGGGTTATCTAAGGCCCCACTCAGGCTCTTAATGGTAACCTGTTTCCTGAACCCTTTACCCTCCTCGTCTTTCGGGGGGTCAACAGCCACGAGCCCTAGCCGCTGTCGAGCGCAATCAAGAGCAAGGAACGCGGCATCCGCTAAGTCAGGCGACCTCCCAAAACGTGATTTAAACTCTATCTTCGATTCAATCTTAACCTTAAGCGAGCCCGTCTTTACCATCTCATAGTTTCGGGCACACATTTCTTTAGCCAATTCAGATGAAACGCCGTAGATCTGTCTTGTCCGCATTAGCTCCTTACCAACGAACCAAAGCTCAGATACACGGTTCGTGTAAAGTTCAACCCCCGTAAGCTGGCTATTCATACTGACCCGTTTATCTGAGGCTTTCCCACCAAAAGTAACGCGCATGAACGAACTCTCCCACTCACCAGCCAATACGTCGCAGAAGGGCGCCCCCGCTCCGGTGGAGTCAACCGCTAGGTTACTAGCTGAAATATCGCGCCGTTTACAGTGATCAATAATTTGACTAACGATTTGATAAGTTCGTGGGATAGCCTTGTTTGTGGCGTCATCATTGAGGTGAATTGCCTCCCCTAATTTACAGACATACTGACCGTTACGGGCGTAACCTACTTCTGCTGTAAATAAGATCGTACGATCACCTCCCGAAGTGAAGGCAGGGTCACATCCGGCGATAATCGTCGGTTTGTCCGCCCAATCTACGTCACCTAATGCTCCGCTCTTAGCCATCTCAGCCTCCGAATAGATTCCAGTTGTCTCATCGCTATCGAAAAAGATAGCGCGAACCATCCTCATATATCCTCTAGACTCTGCTCCTAACAGCACCCTATCCTCCTCCAACTTCTCCGCCGTAGGTAACCAAGGGAATTTAACTTCACCTAAGAGAATATTAGGGCTTCGCTCCCCGTCCAGACGGATATACCTACCACCCCACTTTGTCCTCCACTCATCTGCGGTCTGCGTGTCTAGAGATTCCCAACCTTTTTTTGGTTCAGACCAAACACCGAATGCGTCAAAACGACTGTTTGGGTTAGACATTCCAATCATTTGAAAGAACGGGTTTTTAGAAAGGTTGGTAAGTCCTGCCTGCAAGATACTTTCAGAAAGTTCTGAAAGTTCATCACCAATCATAATTACCCTCTTTTGTTTAATTCCGATTATTTTGCCAATCGCGTCTCTTGTTTTACTTCGCTCCGCTGCAATAAGTGAAAGGCCTGCCCGTTCGATAAGGGTCCCGTTTTCGTCTACATACGCGGCGTTACCGATTGAGTCCCGTATTTTGATCGGGGCTCCCTCAATCACGGACAATAAAGACATTACAGAACCCCAGACACGTTTACGAGCCTCCCGCAATGTGGTAGAAGTCATCAAAACCAATGTATCTCGTGGCTGGCATAGCCATTGGACGATCCCCCACGCAGCCATCGTATGCGACTTACCCGACGAAGCAGAACCGCCGATAGCAAGATATTTATCCTTTAGTGCGGCCCTTATCATTTGTTCCGCCCAAGGGTGCCGGACCATCATAGGCTCTGGCAAATCGTCGCGGTTCCAAAGTTCGTCGCATATTCTCCAGAAATAATACTCTTTCGCGACTACCTTAGGGTGATGGGCAAACCCATATAATAAGGCCGTAATAAGGCTAGTCGTCTTAATAGACAAACCCCCCACGTCCATCTTCTTAGTCGTAGGATTAACCCTTGGCTCAAGAACTTGCTTGCTTTTAGAGACCCGCTTACTCATAGTGACATCACTTTAATGGACTCAGAACCAACTGACAAGAAACTCTTTGATGAACAAATGGCGAAGAACCCCCGTTTCAAGGAGGCTTATAAGCTACTACAACAAGGGCTCTCTAATAAAGGGATAGCTAATCAGATGCACGTTCACCGAGAAACGGTAAGGAAGTGGTTTAAGAAAGCTAGTTTACCCGCCCGTGTATTTCGCCCCCTTATCGAGGCGGATAACAGGGCAGTAGAGGCGGTTGAAAAACGAATCGAAGAGGGGGAACATGCCGACGACATCTTAGAAGACTATCATGATGATGTGGCCAGTGAGATCAGAAGAATTGCCTCTGCCAAAGAAGATGAGGAGTTAGCGGAGATATCTGATGCCCAAGTAACTCCAGCCGATCAATATCAAAGCTATATTGCCAGTGCTAGTATTAAGCTCCTGAGGGACTCAATAAAAAACCTTAAGGCCCCCCGAACCGTAAGAGAACTCTCCGAACTAGACCAGCTTATACGGAGAAACTTAGGTTTAAACGCCAAAGGAGGAGGTTCAGGGCAAGGTAAGCTCGTTATCGACGTATCTGTCTTAAACAACAGCCTTGCCGACAAAGGTAAAGGGGCGGTGGCTAGGATGAAGAGCGATGTTATAGATATTGAAGTGGTCCCTAAGGAAGCTTGAATTTTTTTCTTCCCTTCACCTAATATATCGTTAAATCTAGTTAACGATGTTCCAAGAACGTGAACCAGAAGTAGGCCCTAAGTTTATCACCCGAATAGATGAGGGGGTGGATTTCCGTTTTCCCGTCGATACCGCTGATGGTCTTTGGTATCGCGTGAAGCCTTCAACGGCCCGTGAAGTATTCTACTTGCAATCGCTTCCTAAAGGTATCAGAGTTTTGGTTCCGGCTGATGGCGATGGCCTACTAGTCAGAGGAGACTCAATCCCAGTGAAATAATGAAACCCGAAACACTTTTTAAACTGCACGAAGAGACGTGCAAGAAAACACTCAACATTATGAGGGCAAAGAACAGCGACTACTGCGGTGGTGCTGGAACCGTAGATGCTCTTGCGAACTTCAAGTCTGCTAAATCACTTGGCCTCCATCCGGTTACCGGACTC